AATATGGAGATGGTAGCTAAGAAAGTATTTGAACCACTTAGAGAAGCTGTTAATGCACCAATTAAAATAAACTCATTTTATAGATGTGAAGAACTTAATAAAGCTATTGGAGGCAGCAGTAAAAGCCAACATTGTCAAGGACGTGCTATTGATATTGATGATGTTTATGGTAATGTTAGTAATGCTTTTATGTATTATTATATTAAAGATAATCTCGACTTTGACCAACTTATTTGGGAGTTTGGCACAAATGATAGTCCTGATTGGGTTCACGTTAGCTATGTAGATGGTGACTCAAACAGAAAAAGATGTCTTAGGGCTATAAAAGAAAATGGTAAAACTAAATATATAGATATAACTAATGGATAATTTAACAATAGGTTTCGGAGAAACATTTTCTACTGGCCCTTTAGTGGGTTTTTCTTCTTATCCAGAAGATGAGCAAAATGAATTCAATGAATTAAATATATACTTATTGTTTGTATTTATTCATATAAAATGGAAGTCAAATTATGAGTAAGATATTAGCAAAGCTATTCGGATCTGCGGGATCCGGAATAGCAGATAAGATTTCAGGTATAATAGATAAACATACTTTTAGTAAACAAGAAAAGGCACAGATAAAAAAAGAAATGGATCAAATATGGATTGATGCTGAAGCTGATATGCAAAAGAATGTTACTGAAAGATGGAAGACTGATATGAGTAGTGATTCCTGGTTATCTAAAAATGTTAGACCTTTAGTTTTAATATTTCTTGTGGTGTCTACGGTGCTTATGGTATTTATTGATGCAGGCGTTATATCGTTTGAAGTTAAGGCTAATTGGATTGACTTATTACAATTAGTGCTTATAACGGTCATAGGAGCTTATTTTGGGGGCCGTAGCGCAGAGAAATTTAAAAAGTAATGGCAAAGCTAGTCATAAGCAATTATCGTGCGTCTAATCGCACTAAAAGGCCCGGTGTGCATTCTAAAAATGCATCACCAGGGCAAAATAAATATAAAAAGAAATATAGAGGTCAAGGTCGTTAAACACAGTGATTACAGAACTTAAATATTTTACATTCGAAGATTTTGACTGTCCTTATTCTAGGTTTCCTGATACAGGATTCAAGTATATGGATAGAGAATTCTTGTCTATGTTACACGAAGCTAGAAGACTATGTAAGATAAAATTCAAGATAATTAAAGGATATGTTTCACCGGATGGTGTATTAATGGCCAATGAACTCAGTAACTCTTCTCACTTAATAGGTCGAGCTTGCGAGATCTGGTGTAAAGATAATTATAAGAGATATAGGATAATTACAGCTTTACTTGAAGTTGGTTTCACTAGAATAGGTTTTTCAGACGATAGAATCTATGTAGATAATGATGATATGAAACCAGACTCAATATGGCATTTTCAAAGAAAATTAGCAAAAAGGTTTATATAATATAGTATATTATATATATTATATATTATATTATAATTATTATATTATATATTATAATGTATTATATATAATATTATATATATTACAATACAACTATAAAGTTGTATTGTATATATAATATAAAATATTATATTTGTAAAAAACAAAATATGAAAATAGACACAGAAAACCAATACTACCAGGACTTTGACGAACTATCTAATTTCTTAAGAAGACCTATAAGAAATCCAGAAACAAGAAAGATTGATTTGCTTCAAGGCTGTTTAGTTAGGGTAGGAGCTTTTAATGCAGAATTATCTATGAAGATCCAACAAGTAGAACTTGTAAACAACAAACTTAATAAAGATATTCTACATCTAAAAAAAGAACTAGAAAACAGTATTCAGGACATAGAAATAAAAAAGTATTTTGATTCTATCTAAATATATTATATATTTGAAATATGAAATCATTACACGAAAAATTGGCGGCTATTCAAGGGAGACTGAAAGCGCCTAAAAATCAAAGAAACAATTTTGGTAAATACAATTACCGATCTTGTGAAGACATCTTAGAGGCTGTAAAACCTCTATTAAATGAGTACGGGTTAGTGTTAACATTAACAGATAAAGTACATTCATTATTCGATTCATCATATGTGGAAGCTACAGCGACTGTATCAGATGGTAAAGATCAAATCCAGGTTTCTGCTCAAGCAGGAATAAATCCTAATAAAAAAGGAATGGATATAGCTCAATCATTTGGTAGTTCTAGTTCTTATGCTAGAAAATACAGTCTTAATGGATTATTCCTTATTGATGACACGAAAGATGCTGATGCAACAAACACTCACGGAAAAACATCAGTAGCAACAAAGAAAGAATTACTTACTCCTAAACATCCTAAATTTAAGAATGTAAAGAATTATATTCTAGGTGGTGGTAATCTTAAACAGGTTGAAGATAAATATACAATATCTGATGCCGCAAAAATTCAATTAGTAAACTCTTAATTTTTATTTATATGGCAAGTATATCAGCAATTTCAATAGACGTCAAAAAGATTGACAAGTCTAAATTAAACAAAGGACAATATCTTAATATAGATATTGCCACAAGAGATGAAACAAATCAGTATAATCAAAATGTTTCAGTATATTATTCTCAAACACCAGAAGAAAGAAAGGCAAAAGAACCTAAAGTATATTTAGGTAATGGTAGAGTTGTTTGGACTGATGGAAACATTAATAAAGCTGAATTTGTGAAAGCAAACACCACTGAGGAGATGGTGGATTTTTAGTGTTTTGTTTTTGATTTGGAAAAGTGGGTTGTAAAATACCCACTTTTTTTTTATATTTATTAACCTAAAACAATGCTATGCAAGATAAGTTTAACCTCCTCAGTAATAAAACTTATGTAGATCCAAAAGAATCTATAGAATATCCTCCAGTTGCCTTATCATATGGGCAATACAAAATAAAAGACAATTATTATCCTATACCTATAGGAACATATGGTAATTTCAGTTTCATTCAAGCCGCTCCTAAAAGTAAAAAAACATTCCTAGTATCAATGTTATGTGCTGTTTATTTAGCTGATAAAACTAAATTAACCGGCAATATTAAAGGCCACAGAAGAAACCTTAGACTTGTTCATTTTGATACTGAACAAGGTCGGTTTCACGCTCAAAAAGTGTTTAAAAGAGTTCTGGACATATCTAGAAACAATAATGAAATGTACGATACTTATGCATTAAGAGTATTATCTGTACAAGAAAGAGTAGATTTTATAGAATTATATTTACAAAGATATGGATCTGAATTAGGAATGATGGTTATTGATGGAGTTGCTGATTTAGTTATGGATGTAAACGACATAAAAGAATCTAGTGACATTGTACAAAGAATATTAAGATGGTCTGAGTTTTATGATATTCATATTATATGTGTAATACACACTAACTTTAATTCAAATAAAGCTACCGGACATTTAGGATCCCACTTAGAAAAAAAGACGGAGACTCAAATACAATTAAACGTAAGTGAAGAAAATGAAGATATAGTAAAAGTTACTTGCAAAAGATCCAGGAGCTTTGCCTTTGAAGAGTTTAACTTTGAAGTAACAAAAAATGGTATCCCTATAGTATTAGATAAAATAGATGACATATTAAAATTAAACAATGGAACTAACTTTAAGTTTTGATATAAGACCACAAGCTCACCAGTCTGTTAGGATGGGTAGAAACGGTATAGCTTATACACCTAAAAAGATAAAAGACTACAAAAGAGCCGTAATGATATTAGCCAGGAAACAACTACCTAAAGACTTTGAAATGATTCCTGCCGGAACTCCAATTACTGTAGAATATTTACATTATATATTTCAATATAATAAGTCTACTCCAAAAAAAAGAAGAACTTATCAACTAGACAAAACAACTAAACCTGATTTATTAGACAACATTAATAAAGCTTTTATAGATGCCTTAGAAGGAATTGTATTTGCTCAGGATCAAAATATCATAAGAGTAAAGGAGTTAAGAAAATTTTACGGAGAAAGCAATAAAATAGAAATAAAATTATTATATTAAGAAACAAATTATGAATAACACAGAATTCAATAAGTTAAAGAAAGAATTGTTAGATGAATGTCAATCTATTATGGATGCTAAACAACCAGAATATACTAATAAAAATATTGATGTTTTGTATAATTTTAAAAGTACAGGCGATCATATAGGTATTAAACCTGCTGAGGTTTGGGCTGTATTCTTTCATAAACACATACAAGCTATTTTAAGCCACGCTAATAATCCAGATATGCCTCAAGCAGAACCAATAGAAAGTAGATATGCAGATGCTATAAACTATTTATTCCTAGGTTATGCCTTAATGAATGATAAACCTAAAAAAGATATAATATCCGGAACTGAATGATACTTCAAGAATTGTCTAAGCGAAATAAGGAATGGTTAAAAATTGCACTTTCTATTTGCAAAGATGAATCCCTATCTAAAGAGTTAGTTCAGGAGATGTATTTAAGACTTAATAAATACATTAATAATATAGATCGTATAACAGTAGACGGCAAAATTAGTTCCCTATATATATATGTGACTATCAGGAACTTATATTACAAGCATCAGAATAAGAGAAAAAAGAACATAATCTTTCAATATAAAGATTATGATTCTTTTGATGATGGGTTAAATATAAATGATAATTTTAAATCTTCTATAGATAATGATATAGAATTATCTAATATGGAAGAGGCACATAAAAAGATTATGGATAATATATTAAAAGAGGTTTCTACTTGGCATTGGTATGATGAGAAGTTATTCAAACTGTATTTCTTTACAGATAAAAGTTTAAGAAACATAGCTTCTGAAACTAAAATATCTTTAACAAGTATATATAACTCTTGTAAGAATTATAAACAAATACTCATCGAAAAGTTTGGTGAGGATGTAACAGACTTTTTTAACAAAGATTATTACCAAATAAAATGAAAGAACCAAAAGACAAAAGAACAAAGGCATATAAAGAATGGAAAAAGAAGTTCGATGCCGCAAATGAAAACAAGTCTGAAGGACTTGGAGATACTATTGAAAAGATTACTAAAGCTACAGGAATTAAAAAAGCAGTTAAGTTTTTAGCTGGTGAAGATTGCGGGTGTGATGAAAGAAAGAAATTGCTTAATGATATGTTTAGATATAATAAGCCTTTATGTTTAAACGAAGAAGAATATAACTTCTTAACAGATGTATTTACTACAAAGGGAAGTATTATATCTTCTAGTAGAGTAGTTAGATGTATTAATATATTCAATAGAATATTTAATGCAAAGCAAAAAGCAACGAGTTGTAGCTCGTGCTTTGTGGCTAATGTATATAATCCTCTTAAAAAGGTTTATGAAGCCTATAAATAAAGAGGAGGATTTATTTAAACATTTAAAATTAACAGTTTATCCAGACTTAGTTAAAGCAAGAGGTAAGCTGTCTAGATGGGATTGTTATTCTGTAGACAAAGCTCATAGAATAGAATTAAAATGCAGAAAGACTCATTACGATACTTTGCTCATTGAGAAAAAGAAATTTGATGCAATGATTCAAGTTTGTGATAAATATCTCGATATTCCTTATTATATTTGTAGTACACCAAAAGGTATATATTCTTTTAATTTATATGAAGTATATCCTGAGTGGGAAATAAACTATAAAAATCCCGCTACTACTCAATTTAGTAATAGGGGAAGGATTTCAAAAGAAGTTGCTTATTTAAACATAAATGATGCCAAATGGACACAATAAAATTACTTGACGGATCAGAATGGAATGTTAAGGAGATCTTAGAAAAAATGGAAGACAATAACTTCTATTATGGTTTCTTAGGTAAAAACACTTTATCTTCTTCTGTAGCTAAAAAACTTATGGTAAGTGCTGATGATTATATACAAGATATCAATAACCCAAAAGATTCAAACATAAAGCCGTTTAGGGATGGTAGATTGATTCACGTTTCAATACTTGAAAGTGATAAGATAAATGATTATTATGATTTTGTTGATGTTCCAACAAGAAGAAATAAAGAATTTAAATTAGCTGCTGAAAACTCAAAAGGTAAAGAAGTTATGCTTGAAAAAGAAAGGGTTTGGGCAGATGGATTAAAAGAAGTTGTTTTACAAGATCCTGAAATAAAAGAATACATAACAAAAGGAGAATGTGAGAAGTCTGGAATAGGATATATAATGGGCCTGCCTTTTAGAGGCAAGGCCGATTGTTTGTATGAAGATAAAATAATTGATCTAAAAACTACTTCAGATATTGATAATTGGGAATATAATAGTTATTTTTATGGTTATGATATACAGAGTTATATTTACACACAATTATTTAACAAGGATGAGTTTGTTTTTGTTATCATAGACAAGAGGAATAATAAATTAAAAACACATAAAGCTACAGATGATTTTATCAGTTCAGGAAAGAGAAAACTTAGAAGAGCAGTTGAGAATTATATCGGACACTTTGGATTTTAAAAGTTCTGTTAGTTTACTTTATTTTAATTTAACAGTAGATGATTTTATGGCTGGAGCTTCAATCAGGCAAATACAATCTAGCTTAAAGTTCTATGAAGAACTAGAATTGTACGATGAATGTCAGGGAATATTTATGGCAATTAAATATTATAAAATAATAATGAGAACCTTTATAAATAAAAGATATGAAGATTAAAGAAGTAAGAAGTTTTATAGAAGATAAAACTCAATTAGATATAGGCAAGAAATCAAGAAGAAGAGACTATGTATATGCAAGAGCTATGTTCTTTTATTTATCTAAAAAATATGCTAGAGCAACTTACCAAGCTATGGCGAAAGAAGTTAAATGTAATCACGCAAGTGTAATCTATTCTATAAGACATACTGTACCAGTAATATTTAGAGAAGAGCCTCAATTAAAAAGATTGTGTGATCACTTTGTTTCTTTATTTACAGAAGAGATCGTATCAGATACTAAAAGTAAATCAGATATTATTTCTGAAAACATAGATCTTAAAATAAGATTATCTAGATACCAGGACGCTGAAACTAAAGGTGGTAAGCTCAAGGTTGTTCAAAATACAATAGATTCTAAATTCGCTAAATTAATAGAGCAAACTCCTGAAGACAAAATAGATAACTTGTATATCAGAATGGAGGCTATAGTTAGAATGTTAAATACTGAATGGAAAGATAAGATAACTGTATATTCAAGCTATGAAACAGTTAATGGTTATTAATGGCCAGGAAGAGAAAAATAAAGAAAAGAGTCGTCTATGATCCTAAAATAATAAGCTGGTGTATTAATAAAGGTTATAAACTCTATCCAGTTCCTGAAGGAAAAGAATACAGGATAGTTTTAGAATATAAAGGGATGAAAAAGAAATCAGAACTTTTATATAATAAAAAGAAATGGAGCGAAAGAATATGGGAAGTATATGGATTAATATACAATAAAGAATGCCAAGAAAAAAAGTAGAAAGAAAATATATGAAGAAGACCGATGGTCGAAAGAACAACGGTCAAAAGAAAGGAGACGCCGTTCTTAGAAGAACTATGGCTACTCCTGCTAATATAAATAAAGCAAAGAAGAATAGATCTAAAATGCTTGCTACTGGTGCTATTAAAGAGGTTTATGGATCTGAAGAAGCTTTCTGGGTTATGGTAGCAGAAAACGCTAAAGATTCTCAGTTTGATAGAAAAATGATATTAGAATATATTTATGGTAAAGCTAGAGATAATGTAGATGCTTCTTCTGCTAATGATAAAGTAGATATCTCTATTATGAATTTCTTTCAAGGCACTCCAAAGATAGAAGAGAACACAATTGATATAGAATCAGAAGATGAAGACACCGAAGCTTAATCATAAATACCAGGCCTTTGGAAATGATTCAAGATACTTTATTGTAACAGGAGGTAGAGGATCCGGTAAATCTTTTGCTGCTAACGTATTCTTATTGTTGTTAACTTATGAAAGAGGACACAAGATTCTATTTACAAGATATACAATGGTATCCGCAGCTTCATCTATTATTCCAGAATTTATAGAGAAGTTAGAAATTATGGGTGTGGTCGAAGACTTTAGAATAACTAAAGACGAGATCACAAACATTAAAACAGGATCTAGTATTTTATTTAAAGGTATTAGAACAGCATCAGGAAATCAAACAGCAGCTTTAAAATCATTAAA